ACGTAGCTATTTGTTAGAATAGCTGCATCTCTGATCACTTTGATTTCATATCCTAAGTTCATAATAAGTCTTAATGGAAAGCCCTGTTTCCAAGGCTCTCTCAAAGGTTATTATGCTGCAACACCTTTAATAACTGTGTAGTTAATAAGAACTGCGTCACTAGCTGCTGAACCAGAAAGGTTTGCCAAAGTTATTTGGAAAGAACCTGCTGCTACAGTTGTAACTGTTGCTTGGTATTCTCAAGGTGTTCAACCAGATTGAATACTTAGAACAATAGTATCTGTAATAGCTACAAGTGTATTTGTAACTACAAAGGTAGCTTCTGCTGCTGCTGCTAATTCTGCATTGTGAGTAGTAATAGTTCAAGTAGTCTTACTTAAAGTAACACCAGTTGTCTTATTAGTAGCCTGTGTAACTGTTCCTCATGCTCAAGCTCAGTATCAAATTCAACCTGTTCAGATTGATTTTAATCATGCTACTCATGCAAGTATCAAGTCATCTTCTGACTCATCCCAAAGACAATAAGCTGATGCTGTAGCACCAAAGAACTTAACATCTACTCAAGTATCATCTACTCATGTAGTTAGAGTTCAAGTCATTATAGTTGCTCATGCAACTGATAATCAAGCTGCTCAAGCCAGGACTAAATCATCTTCACTTGCATCCCATAAGCAATATGCACTTGCTGTAGCTCAAAAGAATTTCACATCATATCAAGTGTCATCAACTCATACTGTAATGGTAGAGTTATTTTGACAAGCTCAAGTGAAAGTAGAAGCTCATGTAACTTCTAAAGTAGTTCAAATAGAAGCTGATCCAGTTAGAGTTAGGTCACTTGAAGTTACTGGTGCATCTATATTTCAATCTGCATCAATTACTGCAATTTCATTAACATATAATGCTCAACCTCCTCATATTCTAACATCTCTGTTGAATACCTTATCATAGATAAGTCTATTTGGTTTTTGACTTACTGAGAAGTCATGTAATTTTGTAATCATAGTTATATAGTTAGTTTATTGTGCTTTTGAAGTTTCTGATAGGAGCAGGGAGAGGGAACTAATCCCCTCTCCACTTACCTAGTTTCGATTAGAATGAAGAAGATTTGATTTGAACGTCAACCATTTGTTTAGCTCAGTCAGCAAAAGTTTTAATTCAGTATAGAACACCATTAAGGATATTCTTACCTAATTTAGTTTCTACATCTCTTAGTCTTACTCTTGCATCAGATTGCATAACAAGTGTAACAGCTCACTTTCTTCAGAACATTTGATGCTGCTTCTGTGAAGTAGCAGTCCATGTGTCTGTTCAGTCAGTAAGAGAGTTGGTAACAGCTAGGTTACCTGCTCATTTGAATGTAACAGTCATTATGTCAGATCATGCAGTTTGAACCGCAGCAGCTTGGTTTCAGAATATTCTAGCATTGTTTGTAGCTAGAGCAACCTGACCTGCATCTGTAGTAGTTGGTGCATTAATTAACTCTGTAAGGTTTGTAACTGTATCATCAACATTAGCTTCAATGTGTACATTTCAAGCTGCTGTACCAATGGTATCAACAAAAGTGAAAGTTACTCAAGCTATAGTTAATGAGTCAGTATCAGTTGGCAATGTAGCCATTGATAGAACAGCAGAACCTGTAGTTTGGTTACTTCTGTGAAGAGCGAAACCGTAGAAATTCATAATGAATCCGTTAGAGTTTGCTGCATCACCCATTGAAGTATCTCTACCAGCTCCGTACTGGATAAGAATGTCTTCAAATTCTGGAGAAATTACTCAGAATAGATCAGACAATGGAATGTTTTGTTTAGCAAGTTTCTTCTTAGCTGCTGAGATTACCTTAAGTACATTAGATGTAGTCAAAGCGATTCAGTTTCAAGAAGTTCAACCAATAGTTCAGTCATCTACAGTTGAAGTTGCGTTAGCTACTTCTCATAGAACGTCTGAATCAACTTGATTAGAAAGATAAACTGCATCATCTCATGCATATTTAGAAATCTCATCATAGTTAGATTGAATTTGCTCAAAGTCATCAATATAGAATCAAGTTGCAAACTTTCTGTTTACTGAAAGTTGTTCTTGTGTTGCAGTCTTGTCATCAATAGTGATTGCAGTTCAAGGAGTGTACGATTGTACAGCGTTTGAACTTCTGTAAGGTCGGTTGAGAGTATCTCAAGCCTTCATTTGTCCTCTAAAAGAAACATCTGCAACTTTCATTGCTACATTTTCCTTGTAAAAGATTCTTTGCTGTTCCTTAGCCCAGATTTCTGGGAAGTCAGCAGTTAGCGTATTTGCCATAGTGTTTTAGGGTTAAATTTAATATAATTTTTCCCCATAGCGTGTTATGAGAAGGTTCAGACTTGTCAGGTTCATATCCCCTTTTCCTTCCTCCATTTCTCATATTCATCCATTGACATATCAGCTACTCACTTCTTCTTAGGAGCTGGGCTTCATACCACATCACCTTGAGCTTTAGCTTTAGCAAGCTTGTCTTTGGATTTGAATCCATACTTTTCAATTACATCTTCTGGCGCTAGTCAGCTTGAGCTAGTCAAGTCCCTGATTGCAGCCTCATTTGTTTGAAGGTCTGGATTGTTGTCAATTATTCTTTGAAGATTTGCATCTTGATCTGTCTTAGCTTTCATAGCTTCCAAATCATCAACTGTTTGAAAACCATTCTTTTTAAGAAAGGCAATTGCGTTTTTATCTTCATCAGATAATTCACTTTCTTTTTTGCTGGTTGATAACTCTTGCCTGGACTTGGTATATTCTCCCTGAAGCTTTTTATAGCTGTCAGCAAGTTGTTCTCAAGTCATTGATTGTCATCAAACATCAAATGTTTGTGAGTCCTTATTAGGTTGTTCACTCTCAACCTTAGGTTGTTCTGTGGTAGATTGCTCTGTAAGAGCTTGATCTGTAGAATCCATAAGTTTTTATTTAGTTTATATAATGAGCTTAGTTGCTCGGTTCTGTCCCACAGCTATGGGAAAGTGGAACAGAACAGAATAACTAATTACTCACTTTTGCCTGTGATTCAATTTTCTTAGCACTCTCCAGATTATTAAGGAAATCTAGGAAACCTGTTATAACTATATCTCTCTCTTGCAATCTGTGTAGGTCTTCAGGCTTTACGGTTGCGTATAAATCTTTTGCTGTCTTCAGGCTTCTCTCAAAGTAACTCTTAATCTCTTCATACCCTTTTGTATCTTTGATCGTGTTTATTGCCTTCAGTTGTTTATCGTATATATCTTCTGGTGTCATTTATTGTCATGCTATTAGTTGCTTACCTCAAGCCACATCTCACGTGAGTGTAGCAGCAGGGGATTGTGTTCTCTCTGGTTGTTGTATTTGTGTAGCACCTCAAGGTCAAGCCTGTGATTGTCAATTAAGAAACTTATCTGCATCTCGTTTTTCAAAAGTTGATATAATGTCTTTGGTTGCTTCATTAAAGTCTACCTGCACTCACATCTGAGCTGCTTGTGTCAACACATTGAAGAATCAAATTGCATCTTCCCTTCTTGACTCTAGGTCATCAAAAGAAGATGAATTAGATTCTACCTTTATTTCATATCTATTCAGCGCATCTCTAAGTAATTCCTTGTTTATCTCCCAGAAACCATCTTCTCATATTTTCTTAATAACTATATTCTCTTCCATATTCTCAAATGTAGCATCTAATAACTTATATGCTAACTTCTCTAATCATTCTTCAAAATGCTTTCTAAGCTCATCTATAACTGCATTATTCTCAAAGAATTTTACTCTTATTCAAGTTGCTGTATTTGTTAGGGCCTGATTGCTTTGTTGGGATGCTGTATCTACTGTGAAGGTAGCAGTCTGTATTTGCCTCTCTAGGTCGTTTTGCTCTTGGAAGTAGTCAGTAGTCAGATTTCTGTGTGGAAGCTCTACAAGGTTATTCTGTGCTGTTATGGCATCATTCGTAGTTGCTATGATGTTATTAGGCCTAGAAACTAAATCTCTAGGATTAACTCAAGAATTTGGACTCCATATCCATGATCTATTCAAAGCGTTATTGATATATTCAGATGCAGAGTTCTTTTTAAAGTTTGCTTCATCTTGTAGGGATAGAATTGGCTCTACCATTCAAGTAGCAAAGTGAGTTTCTGTATCATCAAATGCTTTTATATCTTCATAAGGCATAGATGTTATCTCCTCCATCTCAATCATTACTAGGTCAGAAACAGTTGTAATCTTGTATAACTTCTCATCTTCATCTCCTTTTGCATATTTTCAAGTATAAGTCCTGAGTGTGAGTTCATTTTTATTTACTCAGCTATTAATATCATTCATTGGGATTCATGTAATTTCATAAATCCTTGCCTTAGATCATTGCTGATTGTTCTCAAACTCTGAATCAGAGGGTAAGTTCTCAACCTTATCTAGGTTGATGTATTTATCCTTTTTCCTTTTTAGGTCTGCGAATCTAACTCTTTCTGTAACCTCAATTATTCAAGGCATATCTTCTAAAAGAACATATCTAGGATCTACATAGATATTGCTCCAACTTACTGGATCAATTGTAGGGTATTCTCAGATAACCTTCTCAACAATCTTTCAATTCTCTCTAACTCTTGCTGTTTCATACTTAAACTTAATCTTTGCATAAGCGTTTCAATAAGTAAGCATATTCTTAGCCCATAATCTTGCTGGCTCTCTAAGGTTGTATCTCTCCCATATGTAAGACAAATAAGCATTAACTCATTTAGTCATCTCTCTCATTTCCTCTAATCTAACAGCTCTATCTTCTCCCTGAAGGAATCTATCTGTTTCAACAAATTCATCCTTCTTGAGATTAACTAACCATCTAGGATTGTTAGCTATAAGTCTAGGAAGGGTTTTATTTACAGTAGTATGAGCATAGTTTACTTTGAAACTTGAACTCCAATCATTTTTTCTAGGTTGCCTAAAGCTCCTATATTCTCGGTAAATATCTGCCATGAGTGTTCTATGATCCTCATTGAGATTCACATAATTAGCAAATGTTTCCTGAATGTACTGTATTGCCTGCACCTGGTCAGACTGTGATATTGTAGGCATAAATTTGATTAATTTAGCCCATAGCATTTATATTATAGCTTATTTTTTCTTGTAAATCAAATTAATTAAGTCTTTGCTTAATAATATCAATATATTCTTGTTCTTTTTCAATTAAGATAAAATTCCTGTTTAGGTTTTGACAAGCTACTCAAGTTGTTCAAGAACCTGCTGCATTGTCTAATACTAAATCTCATTCATTGGTATATGTTTTGATTAGGTATTCAAATAGTGCTACTGGCTTTTGTGTTGGATGCAAACTTCATCTTCTTATTTTGTCAAATTGAATAATTGTTGTAGGATTTTTGTAATTATAGGTTTTTTTAAGTGCCTTATATCAGTTTGTCATAGCACTATCACTATTTTTTATTCATCATCATTTTATAGGCTTATCTCTCTTAATCATTTGAGCATTATAAATAGTTTTAGTATTACAAAAAACTGCTATATCTTCATGTTGTCTCATTGGTTGGTATCTAGCATAGCTCATTCAGCTAGGTATTTTTTTATCCCAAATCCAAGAATACTTAAACATCTTAGGATTACTCATAACTAATGCAGAAGTAAATGGCTGACTAGCTGTTAATACAATAGCTCAATTATCTTTAATAATTCTCTTATACTGTTCCCACAATGGCTCAAAGGGGATAACTGTATCCCACTTACAAGCTGTTGTTCAGTAAGGCAAATCACACAATATCATATCAATACTTCAATCAGCTATTGATTTCATTTCTTCTAAGCAATCTCAATGTATTATCATATTAGTTTGGTTAATTAAAAACTGGCATTCAATTATGATCGTAATTTATCTTAGGCACCTTGTGAACTATTGTAGTATTTGGCTGCAATGTATAGAGATCATAAAGCATTTGAAGGCCATCTAAAACATCATCATGCTTACCTCTTGGGAATTCTATCAATTGCTTTTCCAACTTATCCATTCAAGTTTTATGATAGATATGTCAATTTCTGTATAATGGCACTAATCTTCTAATTTTGCTTTCCTTATCCCCTGTTTGCCTAATATCTTCAACTGAAGTATATATTTTTCTTTTGGATAGCTCTGCTCTGAGGCTAAAGCCCAATGTTACCTGCGCTGCAACAGATTCAATACCAATCTTTTCTGGTTGCCATTTGTTTATATGATAAATCATTTTATCAATTAGCTCTCAAGGATTTAGCTTCTCTGCTGTATATTCAAGGATATATAAATCTTCTCAAGTAAAAAAACCTGTTACTATTGCTGAGTCATCAGCACTTGTCTTCTTAGAAAATGCAGGATCTACTGCTGTAAACACTCTTCAATGCTTAGATGGTAAGTGTTCATAATACCTTAACCACTCCGTGAAGAACTCAGCACTCTCCTTATCAATAGGATTCTGTTGATATTGGCATGAGAAGTTAACATTACCTTGAGATTGCTTAATTAGTTCCAGAGATTCTACTGTAAATCTCTTAGGAGCTAATGGCTGTCACTCTTTTCTTGTAATAAGTCAGTATCTAGTCTGATACTCTTCATCTTGCTCTGCCAATGCTGGTAAACTTAGTATTTCAAACTGTTCTCAATATCACTCATTCATTTTTTCTATAAGATGTCAGCATAAGTCATCTTGATGTAACCTCTGCATGATTATGATAACACAATCCTCTAATGGATTGAAAAGTCTTGAAATAACTGTGTTCTCATACCAGTTATTCTTTCATATTCTAACAATATCACTATCTGCCTCATCAGGCTTAAGAGGATCATCTATGAGAAATAGGTTGGTTCTTTTTCAAGTAATTGTTCATCAGGTTCAAGTGGCATAATAAGCTCATCACTCCTTATTCTTCCAATGCTCCTTAGTATTCTGGTTCTCTGATAGCTTAGGCGCTCTAGGAAATACTATCTTAAATGCTTCAGACTCATATATCTCCTTAGCTT